TCATTCTCTTTATCCAAAGGGAAAGCCCTGGAACGGAAAGGGAAAGGTCATGACCAACCGCGAATTGAAACGATCGTGCAGGATGCGGCCGGCTCGTATGGGCCAAACGTTGCAGAGTGGGCTCGGAGGATTCTCGGTGTGGAGCTCATGCCCTGGCAGCGCCACGTTCTCGACGGTCAACTCAGCGTTGACGCAGACGGTCGATGGTGCAACCCTCTCTCACTTGTCAGCGTTGCGCGACAAAACGGCAAAACCGTTGCGCTCAAAGCGCTGCTCGGATGGTGGCTGACGGAATACAGCCTGGATGCCGGGCCGCAAACGATTCTCTCGACAGCGCACCGGCTCGATCTAGCGACTGCACTGTTTCAGGATTTGGCGCCAACACTCGAAGCCAAATTTGATGTGAAAGCGACGTGGGCTTACGGCCGCAACAGCATCAAGATTGGCGACAGCACTTGGCACGTCAAAGCAGCCCGGCCATCAAGCGGCCACGGTATGTCGGTAGATCTCATCATTGCCGACGAAGTATTCGGCATCGACTCGGAAACACTTGACATTGGCCTTCTTCCTACGCAACGCGCTCGGCCTAATCCGCTGTGCTCGATGTGGTCTACGGCTGGCACTGAGGACAGCATCGCCATGTTGCGTTGGCGTGAGCAAGGCATCCGCGCCATTGATGAGAGCAAATCGACTGGCATTTATCTCGCGGAGTATTCGCCTCCACCTGACGCTGACCCCATGTCGCCCGGTGCTTGGGAGTACGCCAACCCAGCGCTCGGCCACACGCTCGACATACGCACCATTGAGCAAGAAGCTAAATCACCCAACCGCGCAGGCTTCCTGCGCTCTAGCGTGAACCTATGGGTGCAATCAGAGCTCTCGTGGCTTGCGCCAGGCAAGTGGGAAGGCTGCGCTACCAAGCTGCCGCCGCTGCCTGGTGGCGTGCTCGCAGTCGAGGTAGCAGTCGACGATGGCCGGTACGTGGCGGTACGTTGCAACGGCAACAGTGCTGGGATGCTGACTGCGACTGTCGCATTCATGTGCGAAACCGTGACGCAGGTTTGGGATAACATCCGTCAACAGATCGCGTCAAATTCTGGGCTGACGGTGGCCATCACTCCGACGCTTGACACGAATTGCCCGACCGATTTACAGCGTCGACGAGTCCTGGTCGGTTATCAAGAGATTTGCCGCCACACGTCAATGGTTCGCTCGCTCATCAATGAAGGCCGCGTTGCGCACACTGGCGAGACCATGTTGGCTGAGCACGTAGGCCGCGCGGTTGCAGTCAAGACGCCTGGCGCCATTGCGTTGAGCTCAACCAAATCATCTGGCCCTATCGAGTTAGCTCGGTGCCTGGTGTGGGCTGTCGGTATGTGTGGCAAGCCTCGACCGATGGTGAATCGACCTGTGATTGCATCGAGCGCCTAGACTGACTGCACGATGGCTGTTTTCTCGCTCAAACGCGCAATCCCCAACGACTCCAAAGCCCAAGTAGGTGCCGCCACCGGCTACGCCGGTAACAACATGGTCGGCAACTTCATGACGTACACCACCGGCTTTGACCGGCTGGCCGCCATCCAGATTCCGACCATTTCTCGTGCGCGCGATCTCATTTGCGGCATGATTGGCTGCCTAGAAATTCACCAGTACGGCAAACAGTGGATGGATGACGAATACGAGGACATCGAGTTGCCCGATGACACCTGGTTCCATCAGCCTGATCCAAACGTCACACGCAACTTCATCATGAGCTGGACTACTGATGACTTGATTTTCTACGGTCGCGCATTTTGGGTAGTTACCAGCCGTTTTGGCAACGGATTCCCCGCAACCTTTACATGGATTCCAGCTGCTGACGTTCAGACTCGTGACCAAGGCGGCCCACAATGGTTCGGCCCGAGCAAGCAAGTCACATTCAACGGCATTGATCTCAATCCCAACGATGTCATCCAATTCATCAGCCCAATTCAAGGGCTGTTGTCAATGGGTGCTAGGGCAATTCGCACCAACATCAACCTTGACACCAGCGCCGAGCGTTTCGCGCGCAACCAAACACCAGCCGGTGTGCTAAAGCAAACCGAAGGCGAGCCGTTAAGCGCAGAGGAGCTCAGCGAATTGGCGGCCGGCTTTGCATCGGCACGCAACAACAATGCGATTGCCGCGTTGAACCAGTACGTCGACTGGAAAGAGTCGTACATGGATCCAAGCAAGCTTCAGTTGACCGAAGCACGCACTTATCAGGCGCTTGAAATGGCGCGACTTGCCAACATCCCGCCATACCTTGTCGGCGCACCGTCAGGTTCAGGCATGACGTATCAGAACGCCCTTCAGGCGCGCCAAGACCTTTATCTATTCGGGGCAAAACCATTTATTGATTGCATCGAGCAGACGCTGTCGATGAATAACGTGACGCCACGCGGCCGCTACATTTATCTTGACGTAGAGTCATACTTGGAGGAAGCACAGATGGAGCCCGACCAGGACAACGCTGCACCTGGTCGGGCACCTACAACCGAAACCGAGGATGACAATGATTCGACTAACGGCCGCTGACACATTCGTACTCGCCGAAGATGGCGAATCCCCACGCACGATTTCGGGCATCGCCGTGCCCTGGGGCGTCGAGGCCACCGTTTCTGATGGCACCCGCGTGCGCTTTGAGCGCGGCAGCCTTCCGATCACTGGCAAGAAGCCCAAACTGCTTAAATACCACGACTCCACGCAACCAGTCGGCGTAGTTACCGGCCGCGTTGACAGCGAATCAGGCATGGTATTCACGGCGCGAATCAGCGCCACCAGCGAAGGCAACGACATGCTCGAGCTGATCAAAGATGAGGCTGTTGACGCTGTCTCCGTTGGTGTAGACGTGATCGATGCCCGGTATGACGACGATGGCACCATGGTCATCGCCAAAGCCAACTGGGTCGAGCTAAGCCTTGTGACTGAACCGGCCTTTAAGGGTGCTACCATTACAGATGTTGCAGCGACACAACCACCGCGAGAGGAACCACAACCAATGTCCGAAAAGGTCGAAGCAACTGCCGCACTTGTCGCTGAAGCGCCTGCTGCTGCCCCCACCATGCTGTTCGCTGAGCCGAAGCCAGCCTTTAAGCTGCCGTCAGCGGCCGAATACATGGCCAAGTTCGTTCGCGGCGGTGCAGAGTTCGCCGAATTTAACGCGCGCATCAAAGCTGCCGCGCCAGACATCACGACTGCCGATACACCCGGCATCTTGCCCACCAACATCGTGTCTCCGGTCTATGACTCGCTGAACCCAGTCAGGCCTTTCGTCACGGCAATCGGTTCGCGCGCAATGCCGCAAGGCGGAGCGACCTTCCGTCGCCCGGTCATCACCGTGCGCCCGACCGTTACGCAACAGCCGACCGGCCAGCTCAACACGCTTGATCCGTCGACCGTCACGGTTGCCAACAACAACGTCAACAAACTGACGTTCGGCACCTACGTCACGCTCTCGGAGCAGGACATTGACTGGAGCGATCCAGACTCGTTGGCCATCGTGCTTAACCAGCTGGCAATCGCCTACGGCCAAGCGACCGACAACTATGCGGTCGACACCTGCCATGCCGCAATCTCGCAGACCAGCTCGATTGCCGACACGTCGGTTGGCGCCGATTGGGTCGCCGCAATCTACGAAGGCGCGCGCCAAATTTCGCTCAACAGCAACTACCTGCCGACGCACATCTTCTTGACGCCTGGCAGCTGGGCCGCATTGTCGAGCGCAGTTGATGATGCGGGTCGCCCGGTGTTCCCGTTTGCTGGCGCCGCCAACCTCAGCGGTCAGAACGCCGCAGGCACCGCTTCGGCAACCAGCTGGAACGGAAACCCACTCGGACTGGTCTTGGTCGTTGACAAGAACGCCCCCGGCTCGTTCATGGGCCATGCCGCAGGCCCGGCCGCAGGATTCGAGTTCTACGAACAGCAGAAGGGCGCCATCTCGGTCGACGTACCGGCAACGCTCGGTCGCACCATCGCCTTCCGCGGTTACGCAGCCGCGTTCATGGCTGACGCGACCAAGTTCGTCAAGTTCGTCTGATCCAACAGATTCCTTCCTCCAGGGAACATTGAACGGTGGCGACGTACACAATCACCCATAAACAGGTGGTTTCAAACGTTGCCATCGTTCAATTGTTGGAGCCGCTTGAATTTGAGGTCGGTCAAAGCATCACGATTGCTGGTGTCGGTGCCGGGTGGAACGCCACGCACAAAATTCTTGCATTGCCCGAGTATTACCTCACTGGCGTCAGCCAGCAAGGTGACTACGAATACGACTACTCGCGCATCATTCCAAATCAGGTGCTATTTGCGCTCACTACAGCCGATTTGGAGCGCGCTGCGGCCACCGGCACAGCGACCTACTCGATTACGTGCACGTGGATTGTCTTGGCTGATTTAGAGGACTACCTCGGCTTCACGTTCACCAATCCGAGCGCTGATCTTGATGTTGCCAACATGGCGCTTGCGGCCGCCAACGCTTTCTGCTTCCGTCGACGCCAAGAAGCCGGCTATTGGGATTCGCCCACCACCGTGCCTGATGGCGCTGCTCGACTGGGCACCGTGCAATACGCGGCAATCCTTTACCGCGAGCGCGGCAGCACCGAAGCGTTTGCCAGCTTTGATCCGTTGGCCACAGGTGGCCCGGTGACTGGCAACTACGGCCAGATACTTCGCCTGCTCGGAGTCGGTAAGCCGCAGGTGGCGTAATGAGCAACCTGTTCAAAGAAGGGTACGACCAGCTCGTAACGCGCCTCGGTTTGATTACCGGGCTAAAAGTGTTCAACGATCCACGCAACATCAATGTGCCATGCGCAATCGTCGAGGCGCCAAGCATTCAAATGGCGAGCAACGTTGTCGCAGACATGGAATTCCGCGTCGTCATTGTTGGCATGGGCACTGGCGACAACCGCACACTCGACCAGCTGCTTGACTTGGCTGATTTGATTCGAGCCGCGCAAATCGGCCTGAACACAGCCCGACCCACAACCGTCAGTTACGGTGGCGCCGACTATCCGGCCTACGAGCTCGTCATACGCACCAAAGTCGCACCGTAGACCTACTAGACTGCCCACAAGGCTTGCAGCGGCCGCAAACCACAGGAGAACCGCTACATGGCCGTTGCAACCACCTACCTCGCCACACCGACCTTCAACATCGGAGCTTCGTCGGCCTCGACCAAGGACTTGTCAGACCAGTGCAAGAGCGTGGTCATCACCAAGGCGCGCGAAGCCCTTGACGCTTCCAGCTTCGGCTCCTCGGCTCGCAACTACGTGGGCGGCCTCACCAACGTGACCGTCACCGCGACGCTGCTCATGGAATACAGCTCCTCGCCTGGCACCTACGTCGATCTCACCAGCCTTGTCGGCACCAACGTCTACGTGGCAGTCAAGCCGACCAGCAGCGGCATCACCACCACCAACCCAGAATTCCAAATCACTGGCGGGTACTTGGAATCGCTCGACGTAATCAACGCCTCGCTTGGCGAATTGTCGGAAGTCGAAATCACCATCACTGGTGGCACGCTTGTTGAAGATGTGACCGCATGAAATTGACAATCCAGGTGTCGTTTAAGACACCGGCAGGACAATCAGTCAGCGAGACGGTCACCACGACCATCGCAACTGCCGCAGCGTGGGAACGTAAATTCAAGCGCCGCGCATCTGATCTCCAAGGCGGCATCGGTATTGATGACCTGATGTTCATGGCGTGGCACGTGCTCAACGCTCAAAAGCGTGAAGGCCGTGACTATGACGCTTGGCTTCAGTCGGTTGAGGATTTCAGCGTCGTTGAGGTCGCTGGCGCAAACCCTACGGATCCGGCAGCATCAGACGCCAGTTAGCTGAGCTGCTGTTGGCTACCGGGTACTGGCCAGACGGCATCGAGTTTGATGTAGAGGATTTGGCGACCGTGTTGCTGCTCGCCAAGAAACAGCAGGAGAAACGCCGTGGCCGTTAGCGCAAGTGTTCAGGTGTACGGCATCAAAGAGGCCTTACGCGAATTAAACAAGATTGACAAAAGTTTGCGTCGTGAGATTACGCGCGATTAC